TAAACGAGGAGCTATACGAGACTTCAAGAACATTATGCAGTCTCATAACCTATGGAATGATAAGTTATGGAACGCAACAGATAGCATATACAGTTTTGAAACTGGTTCACAGATAGAGTTCTTCTCATCAGACCAACCTGACAAGCTTAGAGGAGCAAGACGAGACAGACTATTTATCAATGAAGCAAACAACATTAACCTCGATGCTTTTGACCAATTAGAAGTGCGTACTAAAGAGTTTGTATTCCTAGACTGGAACCCATCAAATGAGTTTTGGTTCTATGAAGAAATAAAAGGGAAGCGAGAAGACTTAGATTTTATTATTCTAACTTACAAAGACAACGAAGCACTCTCTCCTGAAATCATTGCATCAATTGAAAGCCGTAAAGAAAGGAAAGGATGGTGGCGAGTATACGGAGAAGGACAGCTAGGAGAAGTGGAGGGTAAGATATACAAAGACTGGCAGATTATAGATGAAGTACCTCATGAAGCTCGTCTTGAACGGTATGGACTTGACTATGGGTATACCAACGACCCCACCTCAATCGTGGCGGTGTATAAATACAACAACTCGTTTATCCTAGATGAAATCACTTACCAGAAAGGACTATCAAATAAACAAATAGCTGACATTCTATCGAACCAGCCACAGGCTCTCGTAGTAGCTGATAGTGCAGAGCCTAAGTCAAATGATGAATTACTATTACATGGAGTAAACGTATTACCTGCTAACAAAGGGCAAGGTTCAGTAAACCAAGGCATTCAACTTGTACAAGACCAACGTATATCAGTAACTAAAAGAAGCGTTAATGTGATTAAAGAGTACCGTAACTATTTATGGGAAACTGATAAAAGTGGAAGGATACTTAATGTGCCAGAACACACTTTCTCTCACAGCATGGATGCAATTAGATATGCTATGGAAACACTTAATATTGACCAAGGACTTTCAGACCTCGACAAATACATGCTAGGAGAGGCTAGAAGAAACGGAACTAAGAACTTCTCAAGGTAAGTGACAAGGTAAGTGACCATGTAGTTGAGTATTATTGTATCAATGGCAAAATACGAAGAACACAACGACCTCCTTAATTACCTAGACAAACTTAAAGACACCTACAACGAACCTATGGAGCGTTTGTCAGGCTTGTACCGTAATCCTAAGGACATTATCAGAACCATTGAGTTTTACTCAAACAACCAGTATTTATCAGGTAACATAGACATTCTAGGGCGTGAGAAGCCTTTTTATAACGTGTGTAACTATCGTGTTACTACAGCAAAGACAGCTACCGACCTTGATGTAAAGGATATTAAATTTGAACCAGACTCACTCAAGTATTCAGTACAGGCTATGATGTATAACAAAGAGTTATATAAATTCCTCAAGGACTCTAACTTTTCAAAGACTCTTAATGATATGGGAAAGACCCGACCAAAGTATGGAGGTCTATTAGTTAAGAAGCACGAACATGATGGTGAACTTGATATTGAAGTAGTGGACTGGGTAAATGTAGACTTCAACCCTACTAATATTATCGACAACACTATCTGTGAAACTCACTACATGTCACCGGCTCAATTCTCAAGCAAAGAAGACGTGTGGTACAAGGTAGAAGAAGTATTAAAGCTCTACGCTAAACAAAGTAAAGAAAAGCAAAGCAATATTGAGATTAAAGAATATCATGGTGACTTTCCTGAAAGTTTCTATCCCGATAACGAAGAAGGTTCTGATTACAAATACAAACGAATGTCATTCAAAGTGGCATGTGTAGGGAATAAGAAGTGTCTAGTTGATTACAGCTACGAGACAAAGAACGATTACAAGTATCTTGCATGGGAAGAAGTAGGAAAGTCTTTAGGGCGTGGAGTAGTTGAAGAAGGCTTTGAATCACAGACATGGAGTAATGATGCCATCATCACTATGAAGAACGCTATGGAACTTGCTTCTAAAGTAATCCTTTACACCGATTCTCAAAAGATTTCAGGAAACGCTATCACAGGAGTAGATCATGGACACATCTTTCAAATGCAGAAAGGCGACCAACTTGGACAGCTTAACCTTGCGGCTTCCTCAATGCCTCAATACGAGAACCTTATAGGACTATGGGACACTCAATACAACAAAGTCTCATCTACCTTTGATGCGAACACAGGTGAAGCACCAACATCAGGAACACCATACTCACAAACAGCTCTACTTAATCAAGTAGCTAACAGTCCTTTTGAATACCAACGTGAAGTCTGGGGCATATTCCTTAATGAAATCCTCAATGACTGGGTTAAACCACACCTCAAGAAAAAGATTATGAAGAAGCACTACCTCGTATCAGAGTTTGACGACAAAGAGTTAACCATGATTGATGAATCTATTTCAGAGTTTGAAGCTAAGAAGATGCTTAAAGAAGCACTACTTCAAGGTAAAGTAATGAGCCGACAGGAATATGTAGAAGCTAAAGAAGCTATCATGGGAGCTTTTGCAACTATTGGAAGCAAGCGTGAAATGGATATTCCACAAGGCTACCTAGACATTGAAGGTAACATCACCGCNAACATCACAGGNGAACTAAAGAATAAAGGAGCTATCCTTCAGTCTCTCGATAACATNATGCGAACTATCGTTTCATCATTTAACCCAAATACAGGACAGTTTGGAGTATTACAAGACCCTATCCTTAATGAAATCATGGGACAGATTGTAGAATTATCAGGTGTACCTCTTTCGTTTGGACAGATTAAAGCAACCAATACTAAAGCTGTTCAACTAGCAGACCCTACTATGATGAGTGCAGGACAGGCAGGGCAAGCCCCACAGGCACCACAAGCCCCAGTAACAGCATAAAAATATATGGCATTAACAATCGGACTACGCATCCAAGACAAATTAAACATTCTCGCAGGAACCACAGGACTTAGAAATGCCGAGGCTCTTAGAGTTATTAACTCAAGAACCGCTTTCACTGACGGGGAACAGGAGGGATGGAACAGGTATGCAGGCACTACAGGACTACGGTCACAAGATGCCGCTAATGTAAAAGCAGGAACTTCACAGCTTCGTATTCAAGACTGTGTAAACCTTATATGAACAACCTACTAGAAGTATTTAATGGAGACAGAAACACTAAACAAGCTCTCAAAGAGTTTATGCTATCTGTAATCGAACAGGAGGCTCTACAACGCATTTTCAAAGGTGAAGACGTATCTCACATCAGAGATGCCAAACTATTACTAGATAAGACCTTCGAGGAATTAGACAATGCTTTTACAATCAAACCAAAACCAAGAGACACAACCAATCAGGCAAGGTAATCTTAGAGACCCTAGAGAAAAGGAAAGACTGCTTAAACAATACGCAGGGATATTTAAGAACGACATTGTAGGATTTGCCGAAAGAGTTACTAGGAAAGCAAAGAAGCAAACTAACCACTCAAGATAAGTGACCATAGAGCTTGATATAGTTACACCGTTACCAGCCCCTAGAGGCATAATTCTAGGATTAACCGCACTGTAGCTCTGCATAAACTACTAAAACAATTATGTCTGAACAAAACGAACAGGTATTAGATGCCACAAATTCTAACGAGGAACTAGACCTTGAATTAGAACTAGACGACACAGAGGATGTCGAAGCTCAAGAGAAGACTTATTCTGAATCAGAATTTAAGCAAGTTCTTGCTAGAGCTAAACGAGCAGAAGCTGAAGCTAAGGCATTAAAACCTAAGCAAAGTAATGCCACTCAAAGCATTAACAACACCCTTTCTGAAGAATCCATAGATATTAAGATTCTAAAGTCTCAAGGAATGGATGACGAGCTACTCAAGGAATTGACTGACCTTTCTAAATTAAGAAAGAAATCACCCCTTGAAATGCAATCAGACCCATTGTTCTTGGCGATTAAGAAACAGCGTGAAGACGAGGCTAAGTCTGAAAAGTCAAAGCTTGGAGCTTCACGAGGTTCAGGACAAGTGAAAAAAGAAAAGAGCCTAAGCTCTCCTGGACTCACCGATGCTGAACACAAAGCTCTATGGAGGGAACGGAACGGTAATTAACATTAAATTTTATGGCACTAGGAACAGATGGTTTTACAGGAGGAAATGGTGGAGACTTAACAGTCGACATCCCTCTAGTGTGGGGTTCACAAATCAACGATTACTTCCGATACAAGCTCAAACTCGCAGCGTTCTTTATTGACCGTTCAGAGGAGCTAGTAGAAGGAGGAGCAGCGATTTACACTCCTAACCTTTCAGCATTATCAACAAGCAACAAAGTAGTAAACGCACAGATTACACTTTCTTCACCACTTTACACAAATGTTACTCTCAACGTATCAACATGGAGAGAAGCATCTTTCGTAATCGAAGACCGAGAAGCAGCTCAAGTAAAAAAGAGCTACTACATCCAGAAAAAGATTGCAGAAGGTGGAGCATGGGAAGTTGCACAGGACTTGGAAGATGCTATTGCAGCATTGTTTACAGGAATCACTACAAACGTAGTAGGACTTGGAACAGCTAACATGGCTGACTCTTCAATCCTTGCAGGTATTTCAGTTCTTGAAACTCTTGGAGTTGAAGTTTACGGTGGAGATACAGCATTCATCTTTCACCCTAACACTTTCTACCGACAAATTGGTTCAGTAGACAAGCTATCACTATGGCAGAACACAAAGAGCGAGGAACCAAGGGAAAAAGCCCCAACACCTATGCTATATGGTATTCCTGTTATCGTTTCACCATCCGTCCCTGTAGGTGCAGGAGCAGTAGGAGACAACGGTGCTCGAATCAACCTTCTTGCACACAAGGATACTTTCCACTGGGCACGTCTATCTATGCCAGTTAAGGCTAAGATGGGTATGGTCGGAGAAGAAGGTGTCCGAGTACAGCAATCATACGTTCACGAATATCTTGGTGACTTGGTTACAATCGACCTATGTTACGGAGTAGTTGAGAACAGAGATGATTCAGCTGTAAAGTTGCGAAGCCACTCAGTCGCAGTTGGACTCTAAGTAAAACAAAAGCTAATACTTTTAACTCCCTTAACGGGGAGTTTTTTGTTGTAATAGTTGATAGTGTAGTTGACCCCCTAGTTGACAACATAAATAGGTATGTAATAATTAAGAAAAACAATGTCAGGAAACATAAACATAAGCGGAAGAATGGTAAGGAAAAGTGTTGTAAGAGACACTGGAGGCAACATTATTAACCTACTAGATGAAGAAAGAGGTGGATATATTATTCGCAACAGGCAGGTGGTAAACCCTGAACGATATGCAGAACTGCTAAAGTTGGAGGAGGATAGAAAAATAGCGGCTAAAGCAATCCTTCATCAGGTCGAGAGTCCAAATGCTGAAATGCGAAGCATGACAGCTAGTCAAGCGGTAGAAAGAGTAGGTAAACTTGAGGAGTTAGAAAAAAGACTAGACGGTCAAGATGCAAAACTTGATGCGATATTATCAGCAATAAATAAAAAATAAACATGCCAGAACCAATTTTAACAGGTAGAGAAGAAGCTCGATTGATTAAGGAGAAAGGACAGGATCAGGTAGTAGTACCTGTTGTTAAAGAGAGCAAGAAGGAGGTAAAGAAGGAGGTAAAGACCCCTAAGAAGTAATGAAGATATTGTTCTTAAATGGACAGTATCCTTTTTGTTTTTACTACAGGTCTTATCTACCTGCAGTGTATGGAAGGCACATGACTGTTGAGGACTTTATGAGAAAGGATATGAAAGTCTCACCAGAACACCTAAAAGCAATGTCGGAGAAAGCAGACGTGATAGTCTTTCAAAGACCAAGCGACAAAAAAAGTCTTGAACTAGCCAAGCTCCTTAAAAAGAAAGGTAAGAAAATCATATTCGAGAATGACGACACTTATTCAGCAATCCCCCTAGAGCGATTAGGTAACGATGCTCAAAGGAAGATTGCCGAAGAAATGAATCAAACACTTAATGACTTTTTATCTATATCAGACGGGGTAATAGCTTCAACAGAAGTTCTTGCTAAGGAGTATGCTCTGATAAACCCTAATGTATGTGTGCTTAAAAACACCATAGACCCATTAGACGAACTACCTTGTAAAGAAAACACCACAGGTAAGTTTCGAGTAGGGCTTATAGGTTCAGTAACAACAAACGATGACTACTTTCACATTAAAGAGGATATAAGGAAGCTAGACGAAAGAGGTGATGTAACGATTGTCATTATGGGAGTGAAGTTCTACGACGGAACGCACCTACCTATCATGCAAGAGGACTACGACTTCTGGGCTTCACTAAAAAACATTGAGTGGCATACCTATTGTCATGTTACTGAATACTTTTCAAACGTGGCAGACCTAGCCCTTGATGTTGCAATCATTCCTCGAAAGGAGCATTATTTTAATCAGTGTAAGAGCAACCTTAAATTCTTGGAGATGTCATTACTTAAAATCCCTGTAATCGCTCAAGGATTTAGTGATGGAACAAGTCCATATCAAGGAATAGACGAAGAATACATGACAGTTTTAACAAATAATAATTGGTACAATGAAATCATCAAAATCAAAGAAAACAGTAAAGAAGCCAAAGAAAAAGCCAGCAAAGCCTACGACTGGGTACTAAAGAATTACAGCATCAAAGAGTACGCAAAAGTTTGGACAGAGAGTATTAAAAACTTAATTAAATAAATATGAAACTAGACAAAGAATTACTATCAGAACGAAATTACACAGGAACTCGACTTATAGAAATAAATAATGAAGTTATCCGAAAGCTACAAGATGAGATACAAGTATTAGTAGACGAAATCCAGCCTGTAAACGATAAGCTAGGAAAGGAATACTACGCTGTGGTAGACCCTTGGTACCAAGAAGCCGTTAAAAAGCAAGAAGAAGTCAAAGTAATTAAGGAAAAGATTAAAGAAGTTGCCGACAAGTACCAAGATGACACAGACTTTATCGAAGCAAATGGACAAAAAGTACAACTTATTAAAAACAAGATGGTGCCTATCATCAACAAAGAAGTTGAAGGACAGCTTGAGGAGTTTGAGAAAGC